TCCTACATGGGCTAGTTCAATAACATCTAAAGATAACTACAAGCTTTACTTACATAGTCGAGTTATTAAAGATAGCCAATACCAATGCGCTTATGCGCTTTACATGAAAGAATCTAGGTTCGATAGTCGAGCCGTTAACGGTAGCCATTACGGTATTCCTCAGCTGCGTAACAAGAAGCTAAAGAACTTAGACGGTTATACTCAAATCGATTGGGGTATCCGGTATATCGCTCATAGATATAAGGGCGACTATTGCCTAGCATGGCAACACTTCAAAGACAAGGGGTGGCACTAATGAAGTCAGCTGTTGATAATGGAACATCAAGTCAATGGGCAAAGATTAGACAGCGAATACTTAAGCGCGACGGCTATTGCTGTCAACAATGCGGACAAGATAACGGAAAGTTACACGTTGACCATATAATACCGCGTAGGCTCGGTGGGACTGATAATGACCAGAATTTGCAAGTATTATGCCAGAAGTGCAATTTGAGCAAAGGTGGTCGGTTTTTTGGTACAGCTTTAACACCCCCGACTCTCCATGATCTAAATATCCCTGAAAACGTTAGCGTAAGTCATGATTAAGGACGATCAAGTCATAATCGGTCAACTACCCGACGAACTAGGCTCAAATCGGCTTGTATCGGTTTTGCCGCCGTCATTAGCTGCCACTTATGGCAATCCGACACCCAGAATTCATACGCCGCTCAATGATTTACCGTCTAGGGGCTTCGATTTGATCGATTTAGCCGCTGACATACTCCCAGAGGGCTTAATGCCGTGGCAAAAGTTTGCGCTGGAGCACACTCACAAATACAAACCAGACGGACGCTGGGCTACTCCGACGAATTGCATAGTCGTTGCGCGTCAAAATGGTAAGAGTTTTCTCCAGCAAATCCGAATCTTAGGCGGCTTATTCTTATGGGACGAGCCACTTCAAATCGGCTCAGCTCATAGATTAGCCACGTCGTTAGAGCAATTTAGGCAGCTGGTTAACTTAATCGAGAGTTCGGAAATGCTATCTAAACGCGTTCATCGTATTAGGTGGAGTCATGGCTCAGAGGAAATCGAAGTCAAAGGTACGACCGGACAGATTAACCGATTTATCGTAAAGGCTGGCGGCTCAGCTGCTCGAGGCGTTTCCGCGCCATCGGCAATTCACTTAGACGAGCTTCGAGAGATGAAAGATTTAGAATCCTACGCTTCGCTTCGCTATACCCTTATGGCTTCAAAAAATCCTATGATTATGAGCTACACAAACGCGGGCGATTCGCACTCGGTCGTTTTAAATGCGTTTCGAGAGCGTGGACTAGCTGCCGCCGCTGGAGCTGAGGACGACATCGGGTATTTCGAGTGGAGCGCACCGACCGACGACATACAGCTCGAATCTAATTGGCTGGCAGCAAATCCAGCAATCGGCTACACCATGGACATAAGAAATTTAAAAGCCGTTCTAAATGATCCGCCGGAAGTCGTACAAACCGAAGTTCTATGCCGCTGGGTTCAAACTATCTCTAGCATTATCGGAGCGAACGAGTGGAATAATTGCTACGACGAATCCGTCGATCTCGACCCTGAAAAGTTGACATGGCTGGCTATTGACATTTCACCGGATCGCAAATTCTGCGCGTTAGTCGGAGCTCAGAAATTAGGCGACGAACGATTCGTGGTGAAGCTGCTTCATACATGGGAAAACTCGGTTCAGCTTGACGATCGAGAGATCGCTAATGAAGCTGCTAAGTATTGCCGAAAGTATCCGCTGGAATATTTGCTTTACAGCCGTCGAACTTCGGGCGCGGTAGCCGCCAGATTCCAGCCCGCCGGTATTCCGATCTTTGACATGGACTCGGTTTATCCTCAGAGCTGCGACGAACTATTGGGCGCTATTAACTCGGGTCGATTGCGACATCGTGGCCAGAGCGATTTAACTAAGCAAATCCTGTCGGCCGTACAGCTAAAGCGTGGCGACGGTGGCTGGGTTATTGGACGTCGAGCTTCTCAAGCTGCGGTTTGCGCTGCCGTAGCAACGGCGCTAGTTACACACTTTGCGACACGCCCAGAAATGGACTTCGATATTATGACGGCTTAGTGTTATAACCCTGACACAATTCTCTCATGGGTATTCGTGATTTATTTGCGTCAAAGGTGGAAGCTGTAACGCCGCTCCAAGGTAGCGACGTCGAGGCTTCGGCTTCACCTGTATTCGCTTTAGATTCGATCTATACCTTTAACGGTGGCGCTACTCAGGCTACGCGCGAGGAAGCTATGAGCGTTCCTACGATCGCACGTGCTCGCGGGATTATTTGCTCGTCCATAGCTTCAATAGGGTTGCAACTCCGGGACAATACGACGGGGCTCGAAGTGCCAGCGCCCCGCGTAATTCGTGACCCTGATCCACGCGTACCGGGTAGCGCGACTTATGTCTGGACAGCTGAGGATTTACTATTTTACGGCTACGCCTACTGGCAAATAACCGAACTCTTTGCCGACACCATGCGAATTCGCTCCGTTCAGCGAATCGTGCCAACACGCGTCGGCGTTTTCTTAAACAATAACGGAACGGAAGTTCTTTACTACACGATTGACGGAAAACAAATTCCAGATTCTGGCGTGGGTTCACTTATTGTTTTTTACGGCAACGACGAAGGATTATTAAACCGCGCCGGTCGGACAATTCGCACAGGAGCAGAATTAGAGCGAGCAGCTGCTAACTATGCTCGCGAACCTGTCCCGTCTATGGTATTAAAATCAAACGGTACAGCGCTACCAGCTGATCGAATTGCAAAATTGCTAGAGTCATGGGGCGTCGCTCGACGTAATCGTTCGACCGCGTTTCTAAATGCGGACGTAGAATTACAAACCGTCGGTTTCGATCCTGAAAAGTTACAGCTCGCGGCAGCTCGTTCATATATCGCAACAGAATTAGCTCGCGCTATTGGTATTCCGGCATTTTACGTTGACGCCGAAACTGGATCGAGCATGACTTACTCAAACGCAAACGTTACTCGTAAAACTTTGCTTGATTTTTCTTTGATTCCGCTAATGACAAGTATTAGCACTCGTTTATCTATGCCGGATTTCGTCCCGTCAACACAATCAGTTCATTTTAAATTAGAGGATTACTTACGCGGAAGCGAAGCCGAACGTGTAGGAATTTACAAAACATTATTTGAAATCGGCGCAATCAGCGTCGAGGAAATCCGACAAGCTGAGGAAATGATTAAATGAAGCTAAACATGCCGCTAACAATTACGTCAGCCGATAGCGAATCTCGCACAATTACCGGACGCGTCGTAACATGGAACGAAACTGGATCAACGTCCGCCGGACTTACGACGTTTAAACCAGAGTCAATCGCGACTAAAAACGTTAAATTATTACTAGAACACGATCGCACTCGACCAATCGGAAAGGTTTTATCTATGACCGCAACCGAACAGGGAATCGACGCGACATTTAAGATCGCGGAAACAACAGCCGGCAACGACGCATTAGTAGAAGCTGCGACGGGTTTGCGCGATGGTTTTAGTGTAGGAGTTAAAGTTAATGCACACGATTTCGTTGACGGAGTTCTGGTCGTTGCTAAAGGTTCACTCGACGAAGTGTCTTTAGTTTCAGAGCCAGCAATCGATAGTGCTCGCGTTAGTTCCGTAGCCGCAAGCGAAACAGAAACCGACGAACTTGAATCAACCGATGAAAATTCTGAATCCTTAGATGAGGAAACAGAGGAAACAAATCCAACAACAGAAGGAGACGAAGTGTCAGACACTACCGAAACCGTCGCAACTGCCGAAACGGTAGAAGCGTCGAAGCACGTTCCAATGGCGTACACAGCGCCACGTTCACCAATCGTTAACAAGGTTTCATACCTTGAGCATTACTTACGCGCCAGCGTTTTACACGATGAGGATTCTCGCCAGTACGTCAAAGCTGCCGATAACACAACATCAACAGCTCCGGGCATGATTCCAACACCACAAAGCACTCAGGTTATTAATGCACTTGCAAATGCTGATCGTGGCACAATCGACGGCATTAGCCGTGAAACTTTGGTCGCTGAAGGCATGACGTTTGAGCTGCCTAAAGTAACAGCTGTCCCAACCGTATTGCCAATTAATGAAAATGCGGCAATTACGGAATCATCACTCTCAGCAACATTTCTTCAAGTTTCCGTACAGCCATTTAAGGGTCGCGCGATTTCAACAGTCGAGCTTATTGACCGCAGCCGTCCGGAATATCTGACAGCTCTCTTACAAAATCTCGAGTTTGCTTATGCAAAAGAAACTGACGAGTATGCTCTAGCACAAATGCAAGCCGCCGTTACTACCGTAACAAGCCAGTCAGCAAATTCAGCAACCGGATTCCTTGGATACACATCTCAGGCAGCCGCAACCGTTTATGGCAACTCACTTGGTTTTGCTCGATCATTGATCGTTTCACCAACACAATGGGGCAACATCATGGGTTACAACGACAACGGCGCACCTCTTTACAATGCAGCGCAACCGTCAAACGCGGCTGGAAATGTTCGCGGCGATTCGCTTCGCGGCGTAGTTTCACCTGGTCTGAATCTTTACGTATCACGTTCATTTGGTAACGCTGGTACAACAACAGCTGACGGCGATTCCTCAATGGTCGTAGTCAACCCAGATTCTTACACATGGTATGAATCACCACGTTTTACGCTACGCAGCAACATTAACAGCGACGGAACCATTGATATTCTTTACTATGGTTACGGCGCATTGGCTGCCAAAGTGCCAAATGGTGCACAATTCAACAACTTGCCATAAATAAATAATCATCGGTCGTTTCGCTCCCGAGGCGACCGAGCAGACTAGAGAGAGGATCGCTAATGCCAATTATTACCGCGGACGAACTTCGCGCCGTTTTAGGCGTTAGCGATTCTCTTTACCCTGACGCTTATCTCGATCTTATGATCGCGAGCTCTGAGGGTGCGATCCTTCCGTTACTTACTGGCTATCAGTCAGCAATTACAGGGATCGAAGTCAAAGACGGCATGGCATTTTACACGACTCAACGGATTAACTACTTCGTACCGGGTCAAGCTGTAATTATTTCAGGCTGCGGAGCTGCGTTCGATCTAACCGTTACGGTCAACGATCACCAAATCGCGCCATACATTTTTACGACCGCAACAGCTGCACCAGATCAAATTTTTACACCTAAGATTCCAGCTGGTCTAGCCGTACTAAATGGCTCAACAGCTGAGGACTTATATTCAGCCGTAGCGCCTGTAAAGTCGGCGCTATTAGTAGTATCAGTCGAAGTTTTCCAATCGATCACAGCTCCGGGCAATACTTCGGCTCAGGTCGATTTTCAACCGAGCCCGTTCGTATTAGGGCGCTCACTTCAAAATCGTGTAATCGGTTTATTAGCTCCGTTTATTGACGTTGAAACTATGGGTCAATAAATGCCAACATCAATTCAGGCTAACGTCCGCGCGCCACTAGCGACCGCTCTCGCTGGCGTAACCGCGTCGGTCTATGAATCAGTACCCGAGGCGGTAATCCCGCCCGCTGCGATCATCGTGCCGGGTACTCCGTATTTAGAAACGACGCTGATTAGCAGCTCGATTCAATTAAAAGTAAATTTTACAATCTCAGCCGCCGTCGCTTATAACAATAACGCGGGCGCTCTCGATAATCTCGAGAAGCTAGTCATACAGATTCTCGCGGCTATTCCGTCGGGATACATAGTCGGCGACGTATCGCGTCCGTCGATCGTAACGTTAGGTTCGAGTAATTTACTTA